CAAACGCCATACCGGACGGAACAATCAGGATAGCCGGACGGATGATGATCGCCTCGTCAAATTCGTCCTTCTGGGTCTGCAACGCCATAATCATAGCCTGCATAGATGCCTGCGTAATGCCGGTGCCGGTCGTTACCAGATTGCCATGGTTCTTAGAAAACAACGGCGTTCCGTCGTAAATTGCGCTGTTGTTGACCAGAATCTGATAGCACTGCTTGTTAATGGTCTTTCTCGCGCTGGCTGCGTATTTTGCAGGGATTCTCGTAACCAGATCAATGTCGTCATTGATGAAAGCCTGACGGGTAAGCGTGAACTGCTTGCCGTAGGTTCTCAGTTTTCTGGTAGGACGTTTCTTGTCCTCGAATACATCATGCGTCAGTTCGCCGCCTTCCGGAACTTCCAAGAACTCCCCTGCCGGACCTGCCAGATAATTATTATCGTGGGTCTTGAAATCCTTAAGGCTTCCTTTCTTCGTCCACTGGTCGAATGTTACTGCAACATTCTTATGTCCCTCTACATACGCCTTGTTAATAGCATTGTCGAGGATAGAAGGAAAAGCAGCAGTCGGATTGTAGAACTGTCTCTGGAGCATTCCGTACAGTTCATCCGGACTTCTCCGAAGCAGCCCGGTCTCTCCGGTTCTGGAAAGGCATTCAACAGCAAGTTCTTTCAGGGAAAGCCCCATCATCTGACGTGCGCCGTCTGCCGGGTGGGATAACTCCATTCCGCTGCGCATAATCAACGCATCTGCCGCTGCTGAACGGAACTTGTCCTCCTCGTCGCCGGTAACGGTAGCTGTGCCTCTGGTGCTGATCGGTGCGCCGTTCTGCTTCATCCCGTCCAGAATTGCCGCTCTGACTGCGTCAACGGTAAAACCTTCCTGCAGGTATTTGGAAAGGTTCTCTGCGGGAATATCAAACTCTCTGCATAAAGTAGTGATGTCGGAACATCTCTGCCTCTCTGCCGCCATTACCTGCTGTGCAGTCTGCTGATCCTCGATGTCTCTTGTGGAGCCGGAACCGTTGCCCTCGCCGCCTTCATCAGGCATAGCATCAATGCTTCTCTGCAGGCTTTCAAACTCTGCCTGTTCTTCTGCAGTAAGCTCTCTTTTTTCAGCTTTTGCCGCATTGAGAAGCTCCTGCTGTCTCTGAATCATCTGTTTACGATTCATAAATTTTTACCTCCTTGTGAGTTTTTGTTTATTTGGAGCTGCTTTTCATTGTAGTAAAAGCTGCTTACTCCCTTTTCCTCTGCGCCACTTTCATGTGACCGCCCAACGCCAACTGTCGGGTCTGCCGGGATGCTGACGATTGATACCTCAAACGGAACCCATTTTGTAGCAATATCGCATGGTCCCGTAAATCGACCGTCGCTTGATTTCTTATTCGGAGCGACTTCCTCCCACGTATCTACAGAGTAGCCAACGGACACACCTTTCAATGTGCCGCTCTTTACTTTCTGATAGATAACATCTGATTCAGGATCATTATCGAACTCAATCTCCGCATTACCACGATCATTCTCTACCCATGCCCGGAGTATCTTGCCGACAACCTTATCCCGGTTATGGTTGTAAAGAACGCATCCAATAGAATTCAGTCGCGTCAAATCCATGGAACCTTCTGCATGGGACAAAATTTCAACGCCCCACCATCGTTCGTATGGTTCCTCAGAAGAAAAACTAAGAACGAACTTTCGTTCGTTCCCTTCTCCTTCCATGGCTCTGATAGAACAATCTGAAAGGAACCTCTGCAATCCCTTTTCTCTCTCGCTATTTTTTCTGTTTGCTTCCGGCTCCGACCTCGTCATCGTCCGGAATCTCGTTTGTTTCTTTGGTTCCAAACAAAACACCTCCCATGTCTATTCCTTTTTCTTTTCCGTAGTCCAGCACCTCTGCCATATCGTCTACCTGATCCCTCCAATCCCGACCGTTTTCCGCTGCAATCTGCTTGTAGGTTTTCTGTCCGGTCTGCAAGGCAATCATGTTGGCATTTGATTCCTTATAAGGATCAATCCATGGTTTAGGTTCCTGAATCCACTCATGTGCCAGATACTTGTCTTTCTCATTCCAAAACTTCGGAATGGATATCGCTCCGCAAAGCACAGCCGATATGATAAAGGTCTCATAAATCTCATCCAGCACCTCAATCAGAAGTTCTCTTTCCTCATCGTAGGTCAAATCGTCCTCGATCATGCCCTGCCTTGCGGAAGAATAGGTGCTTTCTGCCATATCCCGGCTGGTAGCCTCATAACTGATTCCCTGTCCGGCTCCAACAAGCCGCTGCTGCAGTTTCGTGAAACTTGTCGCATCTGCTCCCTGCCCGTTCGGGTTTACGACCTGAATCTCATCTCCTGCATTCAATTCCTTAATCATGCCTGGGGTAAGCATTTTTCCGTCGTAACTGACACGCTCATCTGCTATCGAAGAATTTGACCTTCCGTAACCACTAATACCGGTAGTTGGAAGTCCCTTTTTGATGAAGATGGAAAGGCAGGCTTCAATGCGCTGCTTAACGGACACAGCCGTCATAAATTCATTTACATCACGAATCCTCGGAATCGTATGTGCCATATCAGACATTTCACGAAGCTGCGAGGGTCTCTTTTTCGATGTGTAGAAGATAACATCCTTTGCCTCTACATATACCGGGTCACGCAGATTGTAGCCGTCAATATCATACTGCCGGATGAAATAGCCAATCGGCTTGTTGTAGGAATTAAACTCAATACCGCCGACAACCTTATTTCCGGCTGTCTTTGGTTGCACAGCCCCAGCGTCCAACTCGTCAACCTCGATCATCTGAATCTGAAATGGAACAAAGCCTTCTGAGGTGTATCTCTTTACGAAAAGGATTCCACCGTCAACCTTCTTTCGTTCTACTGCCATGCGGATAATCTGGTTAAGGCTCTGTGTGCCTGTTACATCGCAGTTCTGTTTCTTGCACCATTTCTTCCATGCGTCCTTGATGTTTTTGTTCAATTCCTCATCATTGGTCTTAATCTGAACGTGATAACCGCCACCTACAATATTCCGCTTGAATGCTCCGACAACGGAATTCATGATGTCGCTGTTTCGCTCTAAATCCCTTGCCCTCGCCCTGACATCATCCCGGCTGTACCTGTCTGTCAGTTCTGCAGAAGTGTTGGTAACTCTCCAATTACTATTGCTCCGATCATAAGAACCGGCATCATAACTGGAGCGAAGTGCTTCATACGCCCTCCGATAAGCCTCTCTTTTATATGCCGCCTGTGGGGAAATTGCGGCAACGATACTATCAATAAAGCCCATGTGCAGCCCTCCTACCTTCCATCGAACTCAGCCACATAGCAATCATCCAGAAGTCCTCCGGAACTTTCTGCCGCAAGCTGCGCTGTCAGGTCGTTTTTTATATTGTAAAGCTGCTTTAAATCTGCCCTCGTCAAACTACGGGAACCGATTTTATAGGATTGACCGCCAACGGCAATCGCCATGATTGCGGAATTAACAGCGTCCAACATTCCCTTTGTGGTGGTTGGCATCTGGTTTGTTTCACTCTCTGCCATCCTATCTTCCTCCTTCCTGAATCCAGTTATCATGCTTTCTTATCCATTGTTCTTCCGGCGTTTCCTCCGGCTCGATATTCGGCTTTGGCTTTTCCACCTCTTTATCAGAAAGATGCAAGGTGCGGACACCCATAATGTCTGCTGCCGCCATGGCGTAAACCTCTGTATCGAGATAATGGTTGTCTGCGTGGCTATATTTCAAACGCCACACCTGCTTAACCACTCCGTTGCTCCTGACGTTTACCTTGTGTTCATTCGTAACCTGCGTGGCATATTCAGAATCACAGCCGGCATAAACCATCCAACTTCCTTTTCCGTTCGGCTTCCTCATGCGGCTTGCGATCATGTCTTTGTACTTCTCGCCATCCACAAGGACAAGCGTCATTCCGTTTGCGATGCTGCCCTCCCTGTTTATCTTGCTGAGTTTATAATGGCTTAACTGCGCATGGCTTGCGCCCTTTACCGGCAAGGCATAATCTGAATGAATCACGCAGAAGTCGTATACCATATCAGTCTGATCTCCGGAATCGACCAAACATAAGTTCACAATCAAAGGTTCTCCATCCTCTGTCATGTACTCAATGTTCATTACCCTGTCGATTTCCTCAAAGGATAAAGCCTGTCCATGTGCGATATTCTGACTTGTGAAGAAATCGCCCCACGCCCGGATGGTCCAATACAAGGAACTCTCCTGCACATCCACGCCGCCGGTAAGCATCTTCGCCCAACTCGGAACGACGAATGGTGGAACCTCTGTTTGCCTCTCCTGAACCAACTCTGCATTGGTTCTGAGTTTCGTGTCCTCCCATGGTTCTGCTAACCATGAATTTACAAAGTTCTGGAAGGACTCCGGATCATCCTTCGTGAGAAGAAATTCCTTTGCAATATCTGACCAGCGCACAAATGGGCTGTATAGGGTATTGATCCAGAAGGCTACATTCCTGACATACTTTGTGTTGTGCCGTACTGTTCGCCATTCGCCCAGCCGCAACATATTATGTTTATCATTATCTGTAATAACGCATCCACATTCCTGACAGACGTATGTGGCGAACTCTGCCCGGTCTG